CGCTTGCCAACCCGTGAGCGCAGCGTTTCCACGTCGTCGACCGAGAACATCCAAGACCGTCCGAACTTGCGCCCGATCGTTCCTGCCCTGGCAGCTTGCTGGACTCTATCGGGAGATACCCCTGCCGCAATTGCCAGCGCATCGGAATCTAAATGGTATTTCATTTTCACCTCTTGAAGCCACCATACACCCGATGAATCCCGTTGTCTATATATATCAGGTGACACGCTAAAATAATTCACTTTCCCTCTTGACAATAATATCAGGTGACCCGATAATAAAAGACAAGGGAGAACGGAACCATGAACGTTATCAGAACGACGACGACGAGAACGACGGTCCGGGTAGAAACCGAAACCGTGAGCACACCGGCAAAGACCAGCACTATGGAGTTTGTGCGCGAAATCTTGAAGGCGACCGAAGGAAAGAAAAGTTTTTTTTCGTCGGCCCGCAGCGTGACCCGCACCAAAACAGTCGGAGAACTTGGCGACATAGCCGCAGCGCTTGCGTACGCACTCTCGACACACCGAGAGCCAGCCCACGACGGCCGCACTTGGGCAGACGTCGCAGCAAACCCCTACCAATACAGCGCCACCCGTGCAAAGCAGGCCACCAAATGAACACCGCCAGCATCGTCCCTTGCCTTACAGGATACCTCGCCCAGGTTTTTGGGCAGACCCGTTTTTTTAAAACCTACGGAGACGCCCGCACCTGGACGTTGAACGTGACAGGAGGCCGCTGATGAAAATCCCCCGCCACCCCACCAAATCCGCTGCGAAATCCGTTCAGGCCCGCAGCGACCGCAAATCCAACAAAGCCAACAAGAGCCACAAGGAGGCAACAGAATGAGATACCGATACATGGACGAAACCGAGGCCGAGGCCCTTTACATCGAAGCACTGGACGAATCGGGACCCGTTACCGTGGCCGGAATCGAGTTCTACCCTAGCCGCATTTTGCGAGAGAGTGACCCCGTGGCATATCAGGTTTACATGGCTGACTTTTTGGATTCTATGGAAATCACTACCGACGAGGACGAAGCCGGAGACGACGAAGAGGAGCAGGAAGAATGACCGCCCACGAATACAGGTTAATGCTGGCAGTGTGGAAAATTGCCCGCGACCACTACGGAAGAACTCTTGCCAGCCCCGCCATCGAAATCATGCTTTACATCGACCAAAAAGGAAGGACCAAAAAATGAACGACAAAGCCGCACAAATTGAATCCCGAGCCTGTGACCTTTACACCGTAAAGAGCCTTTTCAAGCTTTCCGACGAGCTCAAAGGAAAGGAAAAGGCCCGAGCCCAGAAAGGAGCCGAATCCTACGCGAAAATGATAGGCAAAGAGCGAAGCACAAACAAACTGACCGACGATGACGAGAAGCTTGCCGCGCAGCTTGCCCACCTCTTGCAGACGAACAAGGCTGCAACCATCGAGGAGTACAACCATGTGGACGAGAAAGGAAATCTAACGATCCGATACCGAATCGTAGAGCCGTCCCCCGTTTACGTAGAACCATCAGAAGCCGTAAGGAATTACGACGCCCGCTCAAAGGCCGATCAGGAAGCCCGCGAAGCCACCGCGAAACGTCAGCGCGAAGTGTCCGAAAGCCAATCGGCAGCATATGCCGCGATAGCCGAAGAAGCCCGGAGAGCCGATGAAGCCGCTCAGCTTGCAGCCGGTGTGCAGCGTGAGATTGACCGAGGAAACCTACCCCCAGCCCCCACCATGCCCGCCCCGGTGTCTGTTGAGATTACCGACGAACAATGGATGGAAGCCGCCCGGAATATTGAGGAAGGGGGGAAACCTAAGGAAGGGGGGAAGGAGCCCGAGGGATTGAAGAAAAACCCCGCCCCGTCCAATGGTCCCGCGACCGTCAAAGAGTACGAGCACGAGACCCCAACTGAAAAGACAATCCGAGAAGCCGTTGCCGCTTGCCTTGCAGCCGGTGGAACCGTTGAATTGGTCGGGGTTTGGCACTGGTTCAGCTTGCCCTATGCCGCGAAGGACGCCCGCGAAATCGTCAAGGCCTCCGGTGCCTTTTACAGTAACGCCCGAAAATCGTGGTACATCAAACCCAACAACCAGCCCCGAGCCGGCCGGCCTGGACGCAAAGCCCCGAAAGAATGCCATGACTGGACAACGATCAAAAGCCCCGAAGAGGTGAGAGCATGAGAGCACTAATTGAGTACACCGACACATTCGGCGGAGAAGCCAACTATTCTTGGTGCAGAAGGTACGAATTCGACAGCGAAGGGATGACTGACCTTGCTATTGTGAGGAAGGCGAAGGCCCTTGCTGGCTTGTCAGGAATGCGAGGAAGAATGTACACAATCGGAGACGGTTTTACATTTTACCCTTGCAACCAATGCACCGTGATGTTTATTTTTTTCGAGTACACACCCAGCAACAACGAGCTTGCCCGAGAAGCCGAGCGCCACTATCAGGGACAGGGCGAGGGCGAGGCATGAACGAACACACCGAACCCAGACATGTCAGCATGCACCTAACCGGCAAGGTAAAATCCTACGAAGGAACCAGGCTAACCCTGACCGTCAAAGGAAAAGACTGGACGATCAACTACACCCCTATGGACCGCCAACCAGCCCCAACCGTTGGAGCATGGATTAACCTGCTCGCAGCGCCACCAGGTGGACGATACACCCCCGAACCGCACAGCACCGAACCCCTGGAAGGCCTCTTCCATTCCCCAGCCCGCCCCCCCAGGTCAGAAGGACCGCAACCATACACCGACGGAAAAAGGAAATACCGCAAATGACCGATAACGAAGGCGAGCTTGAAGAAATCCGCGCAGCATTCTCTCCCTGGATGAATGAGCGTGAGCCCATGCCAGCAGCGACAAGAGCCCAAATGTTTCGAGCATTCAAGGCCGGATGGATAACCAAGAAACCGCCACAAATGACCGACGAACTAAGAGCCGCCATGGAAACCGCAGAGGGGGCACTTGAGGCAGATGCCCACGAAATGGACCGATACGAGGGCGAGCACGACACCGCAGCAGCCTACCGCCAAGCAGCCAAGGTAATCAGAGCCCACCTTCAGGCCGCAGCCGCTTGCGATTATGTTTATACTGAGTTCAGGTTGAGAAACCAAGGGAGTTTTAAATGATCACTGAGAACATGACCCTATCCACCACGGCCGACGCTCACACCTGGGCTGAGAGCTATAACCTGAGCGCCGAGCAGACTACAGCGCTGGCAGTTTGGATATGGAATGCCAAACCGGCAATTGGATGCTCGTTGGCTGATCACCCCCTATCCTCGATGACAGACGATGAATTCTGGGACGTTATCGAAAACTAACCGCACTGATGATGGCCCGGTGGCTCCGGTCCGAAACCCAAACGGTTCGGCGTCCTCCCTAGCAATCATACGACGGAACCAGGAGGGAGAGAGAGAACCTATAGGAGAGAGAGAGGGTGGAGAACTAAAACCCTAAACCACGAACCGAACCAGCAACAACCGGCAACCCACGAGGAAGCCGGTTTTTTTATGCCCTCACCACTACACGCAAACACAAAACCAATCCGAACCCACAACCACGAAGCACCACGGAAGCAAACCTATCCCGTTGACATTCGACACAATGGAGCAGTGCAAGCCAAGCCAGGACAAACACCGAAACCAAAGAACCCCAGCTCGTCACCCGTTGATGACTGACCAACAGCAGCCCGCAGCATCGATGAGCGATCAGGCTAGCGGCGAAAGGTAGAGCCCACGATTTCAACCCGCACGCCAGCAACGGTGACCGAGTAGCAATCAATGCAACAAACAAAACAGGATGGACACGCAACAATTCAGCATCGTGCTACCCTAGCAGGATGAAACGAGGTACAACTCTAGGCTGCACAACAACATGATCAGAGCACACGCACCGACAACGCACCGACAACAGCGTAAACCCATGGCGAGGCACCCAGGATAGGACCGCCAGCCTTGACACCCCCCCCTCAAATCCGGCGACCGAGGGGGTGGGGGGCCCCCGGCCGGCGCGGGCCACCCCCAACCCCCAAGCACCCCCACACATCTCCGCAGAAAAATTGGGGAAAAATTGCATAGGGCGAGCAGAAACTTTCAATACGGTTCAAACGGGCATGTAAAGGTTGACAAAACGCGAGTCTGGCGATAGTGGGGGAGTAGCAGGAGTACAATTTTGCAGACAGCGGAGCAGGAAGCACTGGGACAGGAGTTGAACGACCTTGCCTCTTCGATGGAAGACACCCGCCGTCTGATTGAGCCGGAGTATCTGGACATTGAGAAGTTTGTCACGCCCTGGCTGAGTCCGTTTCAGGGTGATGATGCGAGGCCGCCTGAGAGATTGCCGATTTACGACACGACGGCGATCAAGGCGAACCGGCGGATGGGGAATGGATTGATGGGATTCACGATGAGTCCCAGTATCCGGTGGTTTTTGCTGGGGATATTTGGGCGGTATGGCGAGCCGTTGAATGCTTCTGACATTCCCGGGGCGGCGCACTGGCTGCGGCTGGTTGAGGATTGTCTGTTCGGGATTTTTGCGCGGTCGAACTTTTACCCGCAGGGCGCGGAGATGACATCGTTGTGCGGGGCGTATGGGTCTCCGACGATGTGGGCGAACAAGCCGAGATTCAACGGGGAAGCGTGGAGCTTCATGTGTCAGCACCCCAAGAGCATTTGGATTTCTGAGAATGAGCGGAAGGTCGTGGACACGTTCCGGCGCAAGATCAGGATGCAGAACAAGGACCTGGCGCGGCGGTGGCGCAAGACGCTGGGGGAAGAGAGCACGTTGGTGAAGGGCTGGCTGGACGCGCCGGCTGCGTGGACGGTGATCCAGCATTTTGTTTATCCCAACGATGAGTTTGACCCGGGGAAGCTGGACAGGAAGTCGAAGAAAGTGCGGTCGGTGTATTCGACCCTTGACGGTGAGATTCTGGAAGATGGCGGAATGGAGCGCAGCCAGTATCTGAACTGGCGTTGGCAGGTGACGAGTGACCAGGTGTATTCGGGGTCTGTGTCGATGGATGCGATGGCTGGGATCAAGATGCTTCAGCAGATGCAGCGCACTTTGGCTGAGACGGCGCAGATGGCGGCCGAGCCTCCGGTGCAGGCTCCCGAGTCGATGAGGAACAAGGTGCGGCTGGTTCCGAAGGGAATCACGTACTACGACAAGCCTGAGCAGCGGATTTTCCCGTTGGGTGTGGCTGGGAATTACCCGATCACTTTGGATCATTACAAGAACGAGAAGCAGAGCGTTGAGGATTTCTACTATGCCGACCTGTGGCTGATGCTGGAGCGGTCTCCGACCCGGATGACGGCGTACGAGGTGAGCCAGCGGATCGGTGAGAAGGCGAGCGTGCTTGGGCCGGTGGTGGCGAACAACCAGAGTGAGTTTGCCGACCCGTTGATTTCCATGGTTTTCAACACTGAGATGGCAGCCGGAAGATTGCCGCCGCCTCCGGCGTCGCTTCGCTCTTATGCGGGGCCTGACGGGAAGGGAGTGAAGATCATTCCGCACTACATCGGGCCGCTGGCGATGGCGCAGAAGCGCAACGGGATCATGGACGGGTTCATGACGGCGATCAATGCGATCACCCCGATCGCGCAGATCAGGCAGGAAGTGCTGGACCATTTGGATTTTGACAAGTGGGTTCGGATTGCGACGGTGAGTTCCGGTGCGCCGGAGGAAGTCATCAACGGCATGGATCAGGTCATGCAGATCCGCAAAGGCCGGATGCAGGCGCAGCAGCAGGCGCAGCAGGAATCGATGCAGATGGAGCTTGCCAAGAACTTCAAGGGCCTGGCGACGAGTCCCGGGGCGGGGAGTCCGGGGATGGCGATAGCGAAGTCACTGGGGATCAACCAGCCTGAACAGGCGGTGAACGGATGATTCCCTACGTCCCGGGCCAGGTGACGGCCGACGATGCGCGGCGGCTGATTATCAAGTTCCGCAACACGTTTCTGGCGACAGAGGATTCCCGGCTTGTGTGGGCGATGCTGCACGCGAAGCTGGGGACCTGGAGTTCCAACCGGAGCCCGAGCGCGGAAGAGGCGGCTTTGAAGTCCTTCGGGATGGAGCTGCTGGAAATGGCCGGCATCAACCATGAGGTCAATGAGTTTGACCTTGTGAACAAACTTTGGGAAATCCCTCCGTCTTTCGAGACTGAGGAACGTGAAAAGAAGTCAAGGAGTTCCTAGATGGTAGAAGAAGCGACCCAGACCCAACCTCAAGTGGAGAATGTTCAAGCGCCTGCGCCGGCGGCTCCGGCCCCCGCTGAACCTGCTCCTGCCGAGGGTAAGGCTGGTCCGAAGAAGCCGTGGATGGCACAACTGAAAGGCCACCTTCAGGGCAATGAGGTTCTTAGCCAGTTTGACGAGTTCTCGTCGGTGGCAGAGAAGTTCCTTGAGTTTGATGGAAAGCGTGATCGGTTGATTGAGATCCCGGCTCCGGACGCGACGGAAGACCTGAAGGCGCAGTTTCGGGCGAAACTTGGAGTCCCGGCGAAGGCTGAGGAATACAAGATTGCCGAGCCGAAGCTGCCCGAGGGCGTGAAGTGGAGCAAACCTGCTGAGGGTGAGTTCCGCAAGCTGGCACTTGAGGCGGGGTTGAACAACGAGCAGGCGAACAAGCTGCTGGCGTTTGACACCCAAAGGACGCTCAACGCTGTAGCCCAGCGCCAGGCGGCTATCAAGGCGCAGCAGGAAGCCCAGGTGAAACAAGACCAGCAATTCCTTGCGAAGCTCCATGGCGACTGGGGCGACAAGTTTGAGGTGAACAAGCAGGCGGCCAAGGATGCGATGGCCAAGACCACGACGGAGGAGCTGAGAAAACTCTTGGCCGACCGTGGTGTGTTGGATCATCCGTTGGTGGCGCAGCACTTTTTCAGCCTTGGAACGAAGATTGGCGACACCGAGTTCATTCCCGGGGGAAGCGCGAGCATCCCGAAGAGGACTCCGGGGATCGTGAATCTTGATGCGATCAGGGACACCCTGCCACAAGGGCGTCCACCGAAACGACCGAAATAACAGGAGGCCATAAATGGCTACGAAAACCGCAATCGGCGGTGCGATGGGCTGGATTGATCTTTGGAAGACCATTGATCCCTCTGGCGGCATGGCCGAGATTTACAACGAAACCGTTGAGACCAATTCCTTCCTTGACCACACGGTCTGGATGGAAGCCAACCAGGGCGTGACCCACCAGGTCACCCGTGTCTCGACCCTTCCTGCGTCCAGCAACAAGCGCATGGGCGTCGGAACCGCCGCCACGTCTGGCAGCGCGGAAAACGCCATCGAGGAAACCAAGGTCCGTGAGACCTGGCTGGAAATCGAGGATGAAGTGCTCCAGAAGCACCCGAACCCCGAGGCGTACATCCAGTACCAGACCGCGCTGGCGGTGCAGGGTATCACCCAGGACGCCGTTCAGGATTGGCTCTATGGCAACCGCCTTGTCACTCCCGACGACATCAATGGTCTTCTGGTTCGCCACAACAACATCGAGGCTGACCGCAAGAAGGGCCGCGTGGCTTCGGCTACCGGTGCGTCGAACGCCAACAGCTCGATTCTCGGGGTGAAGTGGGGCGAAGACGGCCTGTACATGGTCTACCCCAGCGATCACCCGAATGCCGGCGTGGACACCCAGGCTTTTGCCATGGAGACCAAGCGCGACGCGAACGGAAAGATGATGCGCGTTCTGCCCATCCGTGTGCAGTTCGCCTTCGGCATCGTCGAGAAGAACCGCCGCTACGTGTTCCGTCTCGGGGACATCGATGCTTCGATCAGCTCCGCGAACTGGATCACCTTGGTCGAGGACAAGCTGGTGGACCTGCTCAACGACTGCCCCGCTGACGCCATGGGTTTCCGTCTCTACGGGAACAACTTCGTGAAGACGAAGCTGGACATCCGGGTGAAGGACAAGAGCAACGTGTACTACGTCCCCAATGACCCGATCAGCCAGCGGCCCGGCAACTTCACCATGTTCAACCAGACTCCGTTCTACAAGGTTGAGCGCATGGTGGCCAACGAGTCGAACCTCGGGGCACAGCAATAACGATGACAATAGCCTGACGCCAGTTCAATGGTAGTCGGGCTATTGTTCCGCAAGGAAATCTGCTACAATCCGAAGGAGGATTACAAAATGCAGTTTGACCAGAACCTTTTGATTGAAGACGGCGCGGCGATCACCGTCACCCGCGACTCCACCGATGTTCTCGACCTTGGGGCTGCCAACAAGGGCCGTGGGAACCAGTTGTTCTTTGAGGTTGACGTGGCCGAAGCGTTCACCGCTGCCGGCGCCGCGACCCTGGACGTTGACCTTCAGTCCTCGGCTGACAACTCGACCTGGGCCAGCGTGAAGAAAGTATCGACCATCGGCAAGGCGACCCTCACCAGGGGCTACCGGGTTTTCCAGTACGTCCTGACCCCCACCGAGAAGCGGTACTGGAAACTGGTTCTCACCGTTGCCACTGGCCCGATGACCGCAGGCAAGCTGATTGCCGGCATCGTCCCCACCCAGGTCACGACCGTCTGACAGGAGAAACGAATGAAAGAAGTACTGACCTTCCGAGTTGAGACGAACTGCTTTTTCGGCGGCCTGTTCTACAAAGCCACCGACGACGTTGCGGAAAACGAACAAGGCCACTGGCAGTTCCCTGCCGGTCAGGTGTTCGACGTTCCCCAGCACTTCACGGCGGTTGATGAAGTGACCCGAGAGCGTGACGATGAGGCTCAAGACCTCCGCGAAGCGTTCTTCGCCGTTGCGATTCCCGCTGCCAGAAGTGATGCCCCGCACGCCGACCGCCTGGCCGAGGTTGCCAGGCTCAAGGCTAACTTCCTGGCCTACGGTCAGGCTGAGGCCCTGGTTGACGCCAATGGGGACGGCGAGATTGGCGTGGAGGAAATGAGCAAGAAACAGCTCATTGACGCCCTTCGCAAGTTCAATGTCGAGTTCAAAGCGACGGAGACTGTCGCTGAGCTTGTCGCCAAGTTGAAGGCTGCCCGTTCGGGGTCAGTGTAGCCAAGTAATATCAGGGGCTGCCGGCGAGGGCGGCCCCTGTTTTCAAGGAGAGAAAGATGGTTCTGACAAGCTGGCTTCCCGTATGGAACATGGCGCTCAAGCGGATTGGTTCTCCAGAACTTCCAACGGGCACGGACATCGCGTCCTCGACGCTCAACGAAGCAAAGATCGTAAACCGGTACTGGGACAACGCGCTGGACAAGGTGCTGATGGACCACGACTGGCGATTTGCCACCAAGATCATCTTTCTTGGTTCTGCCACGACTCCGGTGTCGTCCTCCGGCGAGAACGGCATCACGCTACCCGTCGGGAAGGCCGAGCTTGTGACAGGAAAGCTGGTGCGGTATTACCTGCCAGTCCCGGCCTGCGACCCGTCGGGAACCGTGCAGGGGAGTGTTCCTTTTGAAATCATCCGGCTTTTGAATCTGAGTGTCGACGGCGACTTCTACCCGGAAGACGGGAAGATTCTCTTTGACACTGACATTTGCGCAGCTGGAACGAAGAACATTTATGCCCGGTTCCTCGTCAAGCCCACCTTCGCCGAGGCCGCCAGAGACCCGATGTTCATTGATTCGGTCAAGACGGTTCTTTCCACGCTTATCGCAGCTCCGTTGGCAGCCAAAGACGGCCAACGTGACGCACTGTTGCGAAGCGAATATGACTTTGCTATCCGAAACGCCCGGTTCCGCGACAATACGCTCGGGGATTCGTCGGTTGACGGAAAGCGGCTGTGGAATGACATGGCCGACAACTCTGCCGGAAGAACGACCGCTCAGGGCCAGTAGGGGCATTCAAGGTGAGAAAGCTGTGGTCCGATTTTCAGGCGGGGGAACGCCCTTTCTGGGACAACGGAAAAATCGGATCACCGCAATACCAGCTTGGCTTTGACAATGCCGAGAACTGCATCTTTGAGGACGGGATTGTCCGAAAGCGCCTCGGGGTCCACCAGATCACCAAGATCGCTTCAGGCGGGGCTCATACCCCGAGCAATGAGCCGTTCATTCCGGGGTATGGAGCCTATGCCTGGGACAAGACCGGCTACTACTCTTTCAAGGGATCTGGCACACGGGCGGAGGCCACGGACTACGACTACACGCCGGTTACGTTCTCACCTGCAATCACCACGCCGTCGTGGGCCATCAATGAGCTTGTCGGCTATCGGGATGCCTCTGCAAACGACGTGATTCAGGCGTACAGTGCAGGTGGTAACACGCCCTACACCAACAAGGGCGAGTTCGCGGTGGAGGCCGGTGGCCGCCGTATCTTGGCACGCCAGCTACTTGGGTCTCCCGTCGTAGCAACGTCTCTCGTTGCTAGCCAGAAGTACCTGATCGTCACTATTGGGTCGACAAACTTCACGGCATGTGGTGCCTCGGCCAACACGGTTGGGGTTGAGTTCATTGCAAGTGCAGTTGGAACCGGAACCGGAACCGCCATCGCAATCCCGAATAAGAAGATCGAGTTCCACACGAGCCAGCCGGGTGACGTTGACGCATGGGAATATCAGGACGGAAACGCCGGGCTGACAACACTCTATACCACTGACCCGATTGACCTGAACATTGGCGGAATCGGGACCATCATGTGGGTCTCTGAAGGCTTCGGCCTGTTCGTTGGCACCACTCGCGGAGTCTACGAGATTGTGTCAGGTTACGGTCCCGGGTTCTCCCCGTACTCCGGGGGCTTCTATGCCCAGAGCCTCGGGAACGTGGGCACCATGTCCGTCGCGCATAGTACCTCCAGAGTCCGAAACCAGCACGTCACCATGACGCAGGAATGCGTCTGCTTCGTGTGCGACGTGGACACCATCGCCGTATTCAACCGGCAGGCCAAGAGCATCCAAAAAATCAAGCTGGACGTTCCATCAACCCACGCAATCGACTCAATGGCGTGGCTTGGCGGTAACATTTTATCGGTCCTTCTGGCAGAAATATCCCCCCGACTGACATGGGGAGAAGCGGCCTACAATGCCGCGAACAACATCGTCATGATCGTCAACGAACAGAACGGCGTGGTGTCGCGTCTCACTGGCCTATCGGCATTCACCGTTGACGGATGCGGAGGCTTTGGGCTCGTGTTCAAGTCGAGCAACGGGGCCACAATTAAAGCTGGTGCGATTCCCTACAGGTCGCTTGAGCGCTATGCCTCAAGTCCCGCCGCCTTCAACGTGGATGGGTTCTACGATTACGTCAGCCCGACTCCATACACCTTCAAGCTCATTTCCATGCCATTGAACTTCACGCAGTCTTCTGGTGGTCAGGGCGATATCGGGGATGAGAGAAGGTCAACTCGGTGCGTGGTCAGAGTGAACAACACAAGAAGCCTCTCTGTCGGAATCGTTGGGCAGACTCCGGTTTCATGGGTGTACGAGAAGGCCGAGCCGGCGCTGTTCAGCGGAGACGTTGAGTTTGACATATCGGCAGCGAACGAGAAGTATTCGCAGCTGGAAATCACGGACAATTCGGTGTTCCCGGTTGAGATTCTGGCGATCCAGCTTGACGTTGACGTGGCCTCGTATGGGAATGAGCAGGGATGATTCTCCGCGACCTGATACGAAAAGACACTCCTTGTATCGAAGGCATCTATTTCGCTCTTGAGCACGGGATACTCGATTGGGAGCTTGAGGATTGCTGGGATCTTGTGAAAAGGGAAAACCCGGTGTTTCTGTCGTGGTTGCTCAAACACGCGCCGAATGTTGCGGAGTACAAGAGCAAAGCGTTCGACATCATGGATGGACTTGGTGTGTGGCGAATTGGAAACGAGTGGATGATGAAAGACCGTGAGACGGCAGAGAAAGCCTTTGGCTGGATTGAGAATCCGTTTCGGAGGGTGGAGTAATGGGAACTATAACTGATATGTTTGATGGAGACATCATGGGCTCCAAACTTGATGCTGGGGAATGGTGGACGAGGCTTGGGGCTGACATTGCGGGTGTGGGGGCTGTCGTTGCCGGAGCTGCTATCACTGTGGGCTCATTTGGGATTGCTTCAAATTTGGGACTGGCGGTTGCGGGTGCTGGAGCGGGAGAACTGATAGCAAGCGGAATTGATGGCGCGGATGGGAATGCGGATATCAATTGGGGTAATATCGTTACTGGAGTCGCAATCGGCGGTGCGATGGGGGGTACGCTGGGCGCTGGTGCCTCTGCCATGGGAGCTGGTTCAATCCTGACTGTCGGTAGTGGATCACTGGGAATCGGGGGAACAGTAATTGGTGGGGGCACGGTGGCAAATACCATTGCCTGGGCTGCTGGAATTACGACCGAGAAACTCATTAAAGGATTAGCCACAGATCAACTCGCTGAATCCACGCAAGCCATAATTGACGGCAACAAGGCCACAGTCGACGCACTTGAAAAACTGCACGGCGAAGCTGGAACGATAAAGTACTCCGAGACCGAAAAAAACCCCAATGGAACTAAAAAGGCGTACATCGAAGGCGGTTCCGGCGAAAAGCTACTTTACCAGCAGCAGCAGCTTGACGCCGAAGTGAACAAGGACAACGCCGACTACCAGTACGACAAGAACCTTGGGTATCTCGATGAGAAGGGCGTTCTTGCCAAGGGGGCTCAGGACCGGCGATTCGATACAGGTCTCAACGCCGATGGCACGGAATCTGTAACGCTCAACGACGCAGACCAGCTCTACGCCATTCTCGCCGGGATCGGGAACGATTCACTGACCCTCAAGGAAAAACTTGACCTGATTGACTCAGCGGTTCAGGCCGGCCTTGGCACCGAATCACTCAAGGCCGCCCAACAGGCCCGCCAGTACGCCGTTGACTACAATGACCTCTACAGTGAAACGGGATCGGTGGCGATTCAAGCGGCTCAACTTGCGAATCAGATCCAGACATCAAAGCAGGATGTTGCCGGGGCGTTCATACAGCGTGACAAGAATGTCGCTCAGGGCCGGAATATCGCTGGGGCATTCGGTGTTTCTGGCGGGTCGATCAACGCCCAGGAATCCTCCATGAAGACCGAGGCAGATATCCAGATTGAACGGGCGATCCGGGCGAACGGGTGGACGATTGACGCCATCAAGGACGGGCAGGGCGGGTTTGATGCTGCGGCAAATCTCGCTATCTCAGGAACCAACCTTAACCAGCAGTCGTTCGACGCTCAGACTCAACGGAACAAAGACCTCCTTAAAGGCGGGTTTCAGTCATTGGAATCCGGGGTTGGCGACCTTGTAGGTGGGAACAACGATTGGTACACCAACTTTGATATTCAGGACCGCGAGTACCGCACGAACGCCGAAATTGCCAAGAGCAACAGTGACGCAGGGTTCAACTTGCAGGACGTCAAGTTCGGAGTGGATGATTTGAAATGGGTTGCAGCCGGGTATCAGCTTCAAAACCAGAAGAACCAGAACAACTACGAGCAGCTCAAGCTCAACGAAACGACAAGCTGGCAGAATCAGGTCATGGGGTATCTGACTGACGGGATCAAAGGAGCCACCGCCGGACTCCAGCTTTCAAAATGGTGGGGGTCATAAACCATGAGTGACGGGATGAATCTTACCAACGCGATCTTTGGTCTTGTCAACGAGATTGGGAAGCAGTCCTATGCCGCGAACCAGCCTGACCCAACGAAGGTCCAGACGGCGTTCAACGCCTTCCAGATGGACTTTGACAACGCATCAAGCGATGATGTTGGATTCAATGACGGTGCGTTAAAGTGGGCTGAGGGAGTTCACCAGAAGGGGATTGCCGCAACCGGCGCGATCACGTCAAAGCTGGGCCTGAACGTGAAAGAGTCCAGCTTGTTCCAGGCGCAGGCCGGAGAGTACGCAGCCAGGTGGCACGGTTCGGCCATAGGAAAAATCAGGGAGGCCGACAACAACCAGCGGATTGCGGCAGGATGGGCTCCGATAGATGCGCAGTTGAACCGGGCATCGGATTTATCGTTTGACGCATCAATGGCACTCAGGTCTGGGGATAAGGCGAAGGCGAGTTCTCTCGCTGCCGAGGCCACAGTGGCAAGTGATACCGCGAAGAGATATATTCTTGAGATAAAGGCTTCAGATCCCGGCCGATGGACCGACGCGCTTGTGAAGAAACAGATGCAAGTAACAGACGCCGCAATTGGACCCAAGACAGCTTCACGGGTGATTAAGGTTGACCCGGCTCTTGCAAGGGCAAGGTTGCTCGACCGCATGGACCGTTTCGGAATAGAAGATGACGAGCTCGTGAAAGATCTTCTCGCTCTAGCTGACGAGGCGCTGAAGGAAATGAAAACGTCAAATGGGATTTTGGCGGCAGGAACATACAATTCCATCTACAATGAGCTGACTCCAATAGACGCTCAACTGAACCGGCTCACAAAACAAGGTGGATCGGTCAAAGAAATAAACGAAGGGATAGATGGGTTAAAAAAACTACAGTCCAAGTTGGCTACAGAACTAAAGGCGGCTGTAAGACTCAACGGAGATCAGCTTGATGACAAGCACAAGCTCGCCCTGTACGAGCAGAGCAATCATATCCAAACACTGATAAAGGGGTATGAAACCATGCTTTCATCCCCAAAAGCAACGAGGGGAATGTCGAGTGATGAAATTGGATACATCACATTGATGGAAGCGGAGTTGACGCTTTTTGGTAGTGTCGGACCGTCTGGCACTTCGCCTCAGAAGATATATTCATACACTATGGACACGCTTCTGCCCCGCCTCCAGAAAGACCATCCTGAAATGTGGGGGGAGATGTTAGGCAAGCTGTGGGGCACCTCGGGGGCATTGATAAATGATTCAAAGGCACCAACAAAGAACGAAGGCGAATCAGTTGCCATTCTCGCAAAAGCCTTGTTCACGCCGGTCATAAACAAAGGGAAGGACGCTAAAGAGGCATCCGAAAATGCCGCCATCATCGGGGCTATTGATACCTCAGTATTCATCAAGGACATGGCAGCGCAAGGGAAGCCTGTAACCAAAGAAAATGTCACTGAATACCTTAACACGGTTTTTTACGCCAAAGCGCCGTCATACCTGTCATCCCCTGATTTGCCAGCTATCGACGCTGCTGCCGCTTTCTTGATCGGCAAGCCAACGAAATATGGGAAAGGCGGGATGAATTGGTCGTTAGATGCGGCCAAAAATCCCATGGATGTTTCCAGCGGAAACGCAGGTGGCCGGGATGACGAAAGGCTGTCAAAGTGGGAGCTTGGTCCCAAGGCATTGATGGAACACGGGGCGTCGTACAAGTACATGGACCCGGCTGCTAAAAAATCATTCGAGGCCGTTGCTGAAGACGCAGCTGAGATATTTAGAAGAACAACCTATGGCAACATGGGGGAGTTCCTGAAGGAAGCGAGACTCGGCACGTCATTGAATGGAGGGTATCAGGTGACTGCGATAAACAAGGCGGGAACTGAAACGCGCTATTTTACCATCATTTCCATGGGCCAAGAAGGAAATAAGCCTCAGTGGGCGTGGACGGCCACGAAGTCGGCCAATGGAACCAGAAAGGAAATCACGCCTATTCCGATTGACACCAAGGAAGAATTGTTCAATATGTGGGGGAAGTAATTGCCAGACATCAACGAAAAATCCAGGTATCCGTCCATTCCTACGGTGGGCGATTCTGTATCCAACAAAGTCCCAATACCGACTATTGAGTTTGCGGAACAGGAATCCTCTTTCGTTGGGGTAGAGTCATTCCAGGAGACTAGCCTTTCTGCAATGAAGAACTGGATGAAAGACAAGCTCAAGGCTATTCCAAAGGAGCAGTTGCTTACCGAACAAGGGAAGCAGTCCCTTGCAATTGTTGCCCATGAAACACTTGGCATACCGCTTGACGAGGCGTACCGCGATACCTATGGGATAGCCGCCAAGTACCTTGGCATAGACCCACGGGAAGCTCCGGTTGATTCAATGGACTTGATAGGGAAGAGACTTCAATCCGTCGCTGACGTTTGGAATGACACCCAGACAAACCTGAAGATCAACGACCTGTACAGCCGGTATTCCATGGCTACGGACGAGGATTCAAAGAAGACAATCCTTTCCAAGATCGACCAGCTGAAACTAAGCCTGCATGGACCAGACGTGTGGGCTGATGGCGGTCCGATTGAGGCCGCGAAGTGGGTGTCTGGACTTGGGGCCGGGGTTGGTCACTACACGCTCAACTGGCTGTCGGCTCTTGGTGAAGGGGACAACTCTCTGACGGCCTACCTGAACGATAACGGCATCAAACTGAAAGAGTCACCCGGAATGCCCTCCAATACCTTTGTCGAAGGGCTTTCAATGATGGCCGCCACCATGGCAATCAAGTCGGCAGGGGACTTCGGGGTGGTCGGAACCAATAAGCTGACTCAGTATGAGCAACAGAAGATAAACGAGGGGATATTTGACACGGCTGTCGCTGGCGGCCGGAGTGCTGCGCAATGGGTTCTGGGAATGATCCCGCTGGCAGGGGAGGCGTTCAGGCAGGGCCATGGTATTGTCTCGTCGGACTTGATGCAGCACGGACTTGATGGCAAGACATCAGACATCATTGGAGCTGTCGCTGGTATCGCGGAAGCCGGGTTGTCACTGGCCTCGGGTGGAGTTCTCGCCGGGCAGTTGCAATCGATTCTCGGAAAAGCCACGGTGGCGAAGATACTGGAAACAGCAGGAGAGGCGGGACTGCAAAAAAGCCTGCTTAACGGTGGACACATCCAGGGCCTGCTAAAAACCGGAGCTGTCAAGCTGGAATCCACATCGGGCGGCCAGATGCTGAAGTACTCCATGGAGCAAGGGCTTGCCATAGCGGAACAGGGGGCGATAGAGGCGGCAACAACATTCGCGGAGTCCGTTGCGTTCAAATACGGTTCTTCGCTTGTGAAGCTCACGTCTGTTGAGCTTGCCGGGATGGAGTACAACGGGTACGTGACAAACTCCATCAGGAACGGAAGACCACCGATGCCACGGGATCAATTCATTGCCGAGGTCTCCCCGAAGTACGAAGAGAAGTACCGGGACGTGTTCAAGGAAACCGTTCAGTCCTTCAAGGAGGGCGCGCTGGCGGCAGTCCTGTTCACCGCAGGAGGTGCTGCATACAAGGGCGCTACAGGGGGATTCAAGGGGGATCCGGTAACGCTTGAATCGTACCTGGCTGTGATGAACTCGCAGAGAAAAGAGCAGGATATTGCCTCCGCTACCGCCGACACCGAACAGGCCGCAGCCTTCCGCGCCCCCGACGAGAAGGGCGAGGCTCCGGCCATTACCACCGGGACTATCCGTGTGGCGACCGCCGCCGACTCTGCCAGCCGGCTTGGGCCTGGTATCCGTGTTTCGCTGGAACCGACCTCGCATGAGGCCACTCCGGTTGATACCCAGCAGGCCGTCGCCAAGATGCGCGAGCAGCTTCCACCGCCCGTATCGGCAGCGTTTGAACGGGCTATTGCCGGCGAAAGCGACATCGTGACAACGCCTCAGATTTCCGCATGGGAAAAGTCCACGGGGAACTCCTTCGCTGAACTCCGTACCCTGGCCGAGAACATCCGTGACGGCGATGTCACTCCCGAGACCATGGCCGTGGCCCAACGCTACGGAATCGAGAGCCAAGGACCTGCCATTGCCACGGTGGACGTGAAGACGGGTAACTTTGCCACTTTGAGCAAGAGCGAAATGAAGGCCCCTGTGAAGGCGATGAAGGCATATGAGAAAGCAGGCTTTGACGGGGTGTTCGCCGGGAAGGAACTCTACGTGTTCAAGGCCGATAAGGTTCTCAAGACCGGAGAGGTGTCGGCTCCGTCGCTGATGCACCTGGACCCAAAGAACTCTGACGTGAAAGTCAGCGCCACGAAGGTCGCCATCGAGTCCAACGGGAAGTCCATGGAAATGCCGGTGACGCACGACAACGGCGCGGTGCAAGTCAAGGGCGAGGTTAGCCCGTTCATTGCCAACGAGGTCGCCAAGAGGCTGGCCGAGGCCCACGAGGGAACCAAGATCGAAGCCGAGTCCCCGGTGCTCCAGCGGGCCATTGAGGCCATGAACCCGAATGCCGGAGAACTCCGAAACCGGATCGGCCGGCTTGAGACGGAGCTTGAGAACATGAAGTCAGGCGGTGCCGATGAGGCTTCCGTGCTGGCCAAACAGGTTGAGCTTCAAGTCGTCAAGGATGCCCTGACAACTCCCACCGAGGCATGGAAAGAACCCGCGCCTCACCTGCAAACCAGAGACGAGTATTATGAGGGGCTTGCACAACGTGACGCCGGGGCCGATACTGTGTTGCATGAGACCAAAAGCAAAGACGCCACAACCCCCGAGACCGCGAACACCGTGGAATCGATTGCCGGCGAGAACCCCGGAGAAGGACGTGGTGAGGCTGGGGGCGTGCACGCTGTACTACCCCAAGACGGGTCTGCTGGTGTCGGTAAACCTGGAAATGCCGCCGGAATAGCAGGAAAAGCCACATTCCACGACACACTGACCGGGACAAAGGACGCTCCAAGTGTAGTCCGATGGGTGGCTGAGAACTCAGAAAATCCCGCGCACCGCCTCATTGCCGAGCGCATCCTTGCCAATGTCGAGTCTGCCGGCGTCATACTGGAGCGGTGGGGTATGGGTGAAAACCCTGTTCATGCAGCAGCGGCCAACTTTCGGTTCAGGAACCCCCGTGTTCGCGCTATCGCCTTGCAGGACATTCTCACCGACGGTGGCCACAGTTCCATCGTGTACCGCACGGAAGCACTTCCCCCGGAAGACGTTTTTCTTCACGAGGCCATTCACGCCGCAATAAACAAGCGAATCCTGACGAACCTCACCCCTGACTTGGAAGCCATTCAATCGGCGATCAAGAATCACTTCAAAGGGAAGGACGACGCCAGTCTGAATTCGGCTGAGAAGTTTGTCCGTGACACCGTTATGGGGGATCCGCTTGAGATTATCACCTACGGGCTGACAGACACGAGAGTTCAGGAAGTGTTCAAGTCCATTCAAATGAACCCGAAGAAATCAAAGAAGTCCATCTGGACGCACTTCGTTGAGTCGCTTGCCAAAGCGTTCGGGATTGTCAGGGAAGCCGGAGACACGGCTTTCAGCAAGACGATAGAGGCGTTTGACCGGATCATTGAGCTGAAAGAGGACACCGCGAATACCGCTGAGACGATTGCCAAACTGTATCCCAAGATCGCCAAGGGGCTCGGCATACAGGTGTCGAAGGCCACCGAGATTGACAGTCAAAGATTGGCCCCCAACGGGAAACCGTCCAAGTTGAACGCCATGCAGCACGCGCAAGTTCGCACCCCTGAGTTCAAGGCTTGGTTCGGAGACTGGGAGAACGACCCGGCCAACGCGTCCAAGGTCGTGGACGAGAACGGGGAGCCGATGGTGGTTTACCATGGGACGGATGCCGAGTCATTTTCAGCGTTTGACGTTTCGATGTCCCTGCACGGCCCACTGATTTTTACCACACCAAAGAAATCGTACGCTGAAATCTATGGCTCCAACGTCAAAGAACTGTTTGTTGACGCAAGGAAGATTTTCTCTAGCAACAACAGGGAATTGGTGACGGAGTTCATCACCAAGAATGCAGATGAAATGCTCATGTACGCCAGAAACAAGGAATCAATGTGGGTACACGAGTTTATATCTGAGATTGATGAGAGAATGTCGGCCGACAATGCTTCTGCATCCGAAGTTCTCTGGTTTTACCTTGAGAATGAAGGATCATTTAGGATTTATGAAGCATTCCCAGACTTGGAAATTGAGATCAAGAGGCTGGGATTTGATGGAATAAAGATGTGGGGCGCGGACCATGCTGGTAAGTACCAAGAGCTTGCCGTCTTCTCACCCACCCAAATCAAATCCGCGACCGACAACTCCGGAGCCTTCGACCCCAGCAGCCCGCTAATTACCGCTTCCACCGAGATTGACGACCACGAATACTTCATCCGCACCGCCGTTGAGAAAGGAACCTACGTCCCCGACCGGGTGTTGCAGGACTACCTTGAGAAGCCGTGGGCGCAGGCCGAGTTTGACCGCCGATACCCCCCCGAGGAAGCCCAGCTTTTCAACCTCGCCACCGTCAACGAACTTTACCATTTTCTCGACCTGACCGACGAGGAATACGGCACGGCGCTTGCCAGCATCCCCGAAGACATCACCGCGCTGTCAGGCGAGGACCGCACCAACGCGCTGACGAGCTTTTGGAACAGGGTCAATGATCCGGTGGACGGTCGGGCAGTTGCCAACAAGAAGTGGCTGGAGACGATCCAGACCGACGCCGGGCTGACCCGGTGGGTAGCCGCGATTCTTGAGGACAAGAGCGTGCTGGCAGGGAAGCGACTGCCTCAGAACCTCACTCATGCCGTCGCCAAGCTGTCGGGCGGCAAAGACATTCTCCCCGCTGACGCCAAGGGTATCCGCAACTTCGCCGCCAAGCACCCGTCTGCGATGCGCGAGGCCCAGCTTGAGGCCGGGCTTCACCTTGAGGGCGGCGAGGAAGCCATGGCCGCTTTCAAGCAGGAAGCCGAATGGCAGGACACCAAGAACGCCATGGACGAAGCAGCCGGCGTGTTGGACCCGGACGTGATTATCCAGGCCAGGAACGAGACGATCCGAACGCTGGCGAACGCCGGCAAGGCGACGGCGCAGTCACTGGCCGAGGCTCAGAACAAGGTGAAGTGGAACACCGAAATCGTGGCCGAGTCGCGGGTGAAGCTGGTCAATGCAATGTCCCATGTTGCCGACCAGATTGCGGGCCGGGACGCGAAGGAAGTCCTGTCGAGAGGTTGGGAAGAAACCAAGATCAAGGCCGCGAACGTGCTCAACGACGAGAAGTCCACGCCTGACGAGAAGTCGGCCGCACGAAAGGCGCTGTCTGATATTTCCAGCTTTGAGGACCGACTTGGGCGAGCCGAGAAGGCACTGCGGGCCGGGGCCAAAGA